TTGAAATGGAAACATTTGCATTTGCAGAAGAATTTGTAGAGGAATTTTTAATGGAAGATGAAGGTATGACATTTGAAAATGGTCCAATGTTTGAATTTACAGAAACAGAAATGGAGGAAATTTATGAAGAAACAGAAGAACTTATTGAAACTTTCTTACCGATGGTTTCTGAGGAAGAGGAATTTTCATCTGAGGAATCAATCTCCGAACCAGATGGATCAATATTCATGGAATCAACCGAGACAGGAGAAACATTTGAAGAAGAAGTAATGGAAGAAGAACCAACAGAAATGGTTGAAGAAGAAGTAATGGAAGAAGAATCTACTGAAGTGGTTGAAGAAGAGGTTGTTGAAGAAGAACCTACTGAAATGGTAGAAGCAACTAATGAAGAGGAAAAAGAAGAAATTAAAGAAGAGAAATCTGATAGCGAAACTCCTAATAAATCCGATGTTCAGGCTAAGAAACTTACCAAACAAAAAAAAATACAACAGAAAAAAGCTATCGTCAAAAATCTTGATAAAATAATGGATAAGGTTGATAAAGATATTAAGGATATTGCTAAAAATTTAGTCATCAAGAATATCATAAAACTAGATGCAATGACAAGTGAACAAGCATCACTAGACATATATCAAAATGCAGTATTTTATAAACCAAAAGATATATATTTAGATCAATTAAATATCTTTGATTTTAGACAGATATACCCAAATACTAATCTTGCAAGTTATACCCAAAATGATAGGATAGAAATCAAAGCGAGAAAACTTAATGAATTAAACATTAAAAAGCAAAGGCTTTTATATGAACTGGAGATGTTAAAAAATGGCTGATAAAAAATTTAATATAAAAGACCAACTCGCAGGAATTGCTGCATTGATTGCAGCTATTGTTGCTATAGGTGGAGGCTTTGCAAAGTATGGTGAGCTTACACAAAAAATTAAAGCACTAGAACTAGCAAATAAAAAACAAACTGTAGTAGATACTTCAGGAATTGAAAGTGGTCTTGCGGTTCTTGAAGAAAAAGTATCAGCTTTAGAAAGTGTAGATACTTCTCACACTCATAGTTTTATAGAACATGATCATAAAATTGAACATAATCACACTAAACCTTTAGTTAATGCTAAAGAAATTGAATTACTAAAAGTTCAAATAGAAGAAATTAAAGTAGCTACATCCAATCCACTATCATCACAGTAAAAAATGGTATGGCAAATAAAACCTGGAATAAATCTAAATCTTTATTAATATGTGGTTGGTGTGGTGTTTGTCAAAAAGAAATGTTAAGCAATGAAGGTGGATGGATTGTAAACGCAGAAAAGAAACATTTTTGCCATGATGGAAAAGATGGTAGTTGCTTTGATAAATATGTTATTGAACAAAAGAATGTAGCTGAAGATGCTTCTTATGAGGGTAGTTAAATTAAAACTCCATTATACCATCCCATTAAAAAACAAATTGCAATCATAATTCCAAAAAGTATTAATAATAAATATAACTCTTTCATTTAAGTATTTGTGTTTTTTTTCATTTTAATTGTTCGACCATATCAAATATAGATGATAAACAGGTTGGACAAAAAGCAACTGGAATAATACCAAATTCACCCTTAGTTCCTCCTTCAGCATCTAAATCAAAATCAGTTCTGCACACTGAGCAGATTTCTAATTTCTTTTTTTTCTTTTTCATTTAAGTAATAGTTGCTTTTATTTCCTCAAACTCTTTCCATAAAGTTTGTTCAGGGGACCAAAATCTTTGTTTATTATTTTTCATTTTAATAGAATGTAAAACTGTAGTATGATCCATTTTAAAAATATCACCAATACAAGTTAAAGACATATTAAATTTTTCATATAATAAATTAAATATTATATTTCTAGCTCTACACATGTCTTGTTTGCGAGACCCACTTTCCATAAGTTCTTTTTTATGAACTTGGTAGCGTATGCAAACTTTATTTATAATACTTTCTATAACAAAAGATTTAGGTTTACTAAAACTAAAACCAACAATTTTTCTTTTAGGTTTTTTTGTTTTTTCATTAGTAAATAAAAATGATTTTACTATTCTTCTTTGATAGCCATTTGAAAAACCCAATTTATAAATTTTCTTTTCTCTATTACTTAAACATTCGTATGATGTTTTAATTTCATATATTAATTTATTATTGTTTAATGTTGCTAAATGATCTTCAAATGCTACTGAAACTGTTTTTTGGGTCATAGATATCCTAAAGGTTATTGTTGTTTTTTTCAATTATAAGTTTAATGACTATCTTGTCATTAAAAGTTCTTGTGTCTGCTCTACCTTACCCATCAATCTAATACTGTCTTGATGGTACTTTTTAGCTAGTACCTTTGTCTCCAGAAACTTTTTGTGTTTCAACTCTTGGAGATCCCTGTACTTTTGCAGACGAGTCTTTAACTTGCTCATCCTTCTCCTTTTTCACTTTTATAAAATCAATTTTAATATCATTGACTTTTACTTCTACAAATTCCCCTATGGCTTGTGGATCTGCAGCCTTCTCAGCGGTATCAAAGCTATCAATATGAGTGAAATTAGCCTCGCCAAATTTACGCCTGATATATTTAAACATTTTTATCCTTTTTGTCTAGTGCTTTTTTATGCAGTTCTTTAGCCATTTTTGAGTATATTTCAAGGTCATCATAGCTATCTGCTTTATATTTTTTAGTTGTTCTATATAGTTTAAGAGCCATCATAAGTTGAGCAACTTGATAGGGTTGCATATCATCTTCTAAAATATCATGTAAAATAACATTAAACATGACAGCTAATAATCTAAAGTTTTCTTGATAATCACCATAATCTTTATGACGATCTTCTACAATTTTATTTAATATTTTTTCGTTAATATCTATTGTGTCCATATTGTTTTTTCAATGAGGTGGGGAAAACAACTAAAAGAAAAAAGCCAGAAAGGATTGGCTAAAAAACCCCACCTCAAAGTTAAATATTAATACAAAGTATTAATACTTCCTATTATTATTACCATACGATTGCTGTTTTGCAAAAGGTTTTGGTGCAGGTGTAAAAGCTGGTGCTGAACCACCTCCTGCTGTACCGCTACTTTTTGAGCTTTCGTTTGGCGTTAGTTGCACAGTAATGTTGCCAGTTGGCTCTCCATTCTCTGCGACTTCATCAAAGGCAGCTTGATTATACCAATCATCACCTATTTTTACACCTATTCTCCATTCTTTTCCCGGAGGAGATTTTGGATTAATGGGTGCTACATAGCTTGGATGATTGGGAGCTGACCTTTTGTTATTGGGGGTAAGTTTTATATATATCTTATCCATTTTGTTTTGCTCCTGTTTGTAGTTTAATCTTCCTATTTTCATAATGATTCATTAAATCTTTATATGTTGCAGGATGATTTTTGATTGCATCATTAAATTCACTTTTAAACTCTACATCTTTAAGATATTTTAATCTTGAAAGGTGCATAGCTGCATCAATGTTTCTAATGATTGACTTTACTGAAGTTACCTTTTTTTTAGGATATTTAATTACTTCAGCACTTTTTGTTATCTTTGTTTGTGGTACGTTAAGATCATCTAATTCTTCTTTTGAAGTGATGCTCTCATCCATAATTCCAAAGATAGATAAAGCTCTTGATATAGCAAAGGATTCTGCTAGTTCCATTGCTTTAGGTTTATTGTTCCTAAATACTTTTGCATGACCGGTAGCCAATGTACCTTCAGGATTTACAATTCTTGCTTTACCAATATAGCAATCATCATAAGTCATAATATCTGTGTTAATGCCTAGCTCTCCAGCAAATTCTTCTGTAAAAAATTTAAGTTTACTTGTAGCAGTTACAGTAGTTTTCCCATGCTCATTTATGTAAGTTCCTTCCTTTTTACATTTTTCTATTATTTTTTTTATTTTTTCTTTAATGTCCATATTATCCCCATAGTTGTTTGATTGTTTTTAATTGATCTGTACTTAAATCTTTCATCATCCAATGATTAAGATCAGGTTTTTCCACATATTGAGCTGCGATTTTGGGATCGCCATTACTTAGTACAAGTAATTTCTGAATTGTTTTTGCCTTTTTTAACATTTCTTGATAACAATATTCTAAGTGATCATCAAATAAAGCAGGATGTGTATCGTCAAAAATAATAAAATCATTTTCATTCGCATAAAATAAGAATGGAGTTTTACCACTTGCAATTTTATAAAAAGCTACTTGAGTTATATTAACCGGATCAGGTTGTGATGGTAATTTTTGTGTGTAAAATTTTATGTCCCCTCTATAATCTTTTGCGGTAGGTGGTTTAGTTTTACATTCAGCAAAGCACAAATCATTTTCAAAATCTAGTCTACCAGTAATTCCTAAAGCTAAATCTTCAGGCAACATATTTACATATCTTTCACACTTTAATTCATCCTCACCAAAAATATTTTTTACAGCTTTTAAAATATTTTGAGTAGTGTCATGTAATTTATCTTTAATTTGTTCTTTGATTTGTTTATCTCTGTCATCAAAACTTTCTTTAGTATAAATTTTATATTCATGGTTAAATACACTATCATAATCTTTATCTTTAATTTCCTTCCTCTCAGCACCATGAAATATATATTTGCCTATTACTTTTTGAGCCACATTACCGGATAAACTTCCATAACCTAATTTATATCTTTTCTTATCGGATCGTCTTTGTTTTTCAGTACGAGACCAATAATCTACAATGTGCATAGCAATAGATTTATTTCTTGATAACTGAGAGAAAGAAAAATGTTTCAAACCCTCTCCACCTGATAGGGATTGAAGTATTTCTTCTAATTGTTTTTTCATTTATTTCCTTTTTGTTGTTTTGTTCTTTATATATTATTACACCATATTGTCTACTATTATTTGATTATTTTGTTGCTTTAAATAACCGCTATGGTAATAGGTATTCTTCTGCAACAATAGGAGAAAAATATGAAATTAAGGGAATGGATAACTAAAAATAAATATAGTTATTCTCAAACTGCACAAAAATTTGGTATTATAAATATTAATCCTGCTACCAATATTCAAAGGTATGCAAAAGGTGAACGAATACCACATCCAAAAGTAATGAAGAAGATTTTTGATGGTACAAAAAAACAAGTTCAACCCAATGATTTTTATGAAGAATACTGGCAAAGAGAACAAATTTAAATACAAAAGAGTTAAAGTTATTTGGCAAGATATTGTAACAGATGCTTCTTGGTTTAATGGTTTAGAGGATGTTGAAAAATTAACTTTCCAATATTGTGAAGATATAGGTTATCTTTTTTCTAAAGATAATAAAATGGTTAAGATATTTACTTCATTTAATTATGATGGAGATAAACTATCTGTTGGAAATGTAACTGTATATCCTAGATCAGTTGTTAAAAAGATTGAGGTGTTAAAATGACCAATTCCGGTATGTTTGAGGAAATGGGTTGTATAAAGGAATTAAAAAAACAAAAAAAAGAAAATAAAAAACTAACAGATAGTATTGAAGAATTGAAAGCAGATTTAGCAAGAGCTAAAGAGGATCACCAATATGATAATTTAGTTCATCAAAACGAATTAAAATCTTTGAGGAAAAAATAATGGCTAGATGGACTTACTATAAGTCTAATGGTGATTACAATGATTGGCACAGGCAATTTGAAGGTCTAGCAGGAATAGATTTGGATTTTTGTGAAGTGTGTCCCAAGTGTTATGAACCTTTAGCAGTAAAGGAGACTTGTTTTGATAAAAATCAGCAATTTAAAGCTACAACCCTTACAAAAATGGTCGGAGATCGCCTAAAGATACCTGCCTTTTTGATATTCTATACTCCATTGGACAATGACACTATGAAGTTCAGAATTAAGCGTGTGAGTGAGCCTATGACCGAAATTTATGAAATGAAACAAGAGGAATGGTTGGAATATTTATATTCGTTGCAAGAAGAACACAGGAGGTGTTGTAAATATGCAACACAAGTATGATCCTCATATTAGGGTAAAGTTTGCTCTATTTGATGACCCACAGTTTAGATCAATTCCTGAAAACCACAGATCCCACGCCTATCTGGTATTTATATGTTTACTAAAATTCGCTAACTCTAAAACCCTAACTTGCTATCCACGCAAAGCCACTATTGCTGATATGTCAGGTCTATCTAGGACCACCATTTACAGAGCTACACTTTGTTTAGAGAAGGCAGGCATTATAAAGAAAAAGAGATTAAAATCAACTTTATTGTATACTATAAACCCTAAGTATATTGTGGGTTATAGACCAGAGGTTTCACAGAGAAACATAGATGTTTCAGAGAGAAACATGAGTGTTTCTGTTAGACCACTATTAGAAGAACTATCATATAAAACTAACATAAATACTAGCATTAACATTTTTATAAAAGGTCTTTCAGGTAGTGGTAGCGATAAAGAACGTATTATAGAAGGATTAGCGAATAAATACCCCACTGAACAACTAAAGAAAGCAATAATTGATAAAGACAACCCATATTTTTGTAAAAAGGCTCTTGAGTTACAAGAGGATAATAATAAAACTTATGTCCCAAAAGATATTGTATTAAAGGCGGTGGATGATGTCCGCAAAAAAACTAATTATTTCTATAAAGATAAGGTAGCTAAAAATAAGGATAAATATGGCAGGATTTCCGCAACGAAAAGTTTTTTGTCAAAGTCTAACAAGAAGAACTAGAAGACCCTGCCAGGCAAAAGGTTTTCCACTTGCCAATGGTATGTTTTTCTGTAGATTTCATGGCTACAATAATATATTAGGATTTAATAAAAAGAACTACACAGATGACACAAGAATTAACCAACTCCAAGCACTCTATCAATTCAGAAACAAATCAAGATCAGAAGTCAGCAAATACTATTTTGAAAAAGTCAAGTCAAGAATTGGAACTACTGAAAAATCAAGATACTATCATAAGCAATCTTATAGAAGGAAAAACCCTTACAGAAATAATAAAGGACAAGAAGCTAAACCCTTCACAGATCAGCTTGATGAAATTATACTCCATCTTAAAGAAAAACAACGAATTGAATGAAAGGATTATTGAAGCAAGAAAGATTGGTATTCAAACTCTAATTGATAAATTGCTGCAGATATTTCAATATCAGGAGGTAGAAAACCCTAATCAAATATTGTGGATTCGAGAAAAGACAAAATTCATTACTTATCTTGCCGGACATCTAACTGATCTTTATTCGGATAATAAGCCGACAAAAATTCAAACAGATCAGAAAATTCAAGTGTCCTGGTCAGATACTCCTGATCTGCTGGACCTAGACGCTGCAGAAATTGCTGATATAGAACACCCCTCGCCAAAATAAAATGGCATAAGGTTTTTAATTTTAACTCATTCACGACATTCTTTATTAAATTTATCATTTTTTGATTTTTGTAAACCATCAAAAAAGATATATCCTTCTTTTATTAATTCTATAGAAACTAATAATTCTTTAATATTTTTAGCATCTTCAATACAATCTCTAATTTCACACCTTTGAATCCATCCATCTTCCATTTTATGAAGTTTTATTATTAATTGTTTTAGTTTCATTTCAACATCATACATAGTTTCAAAAAAATGTTTTTTTTTTTGATATGAATTTTTCTTTTTCATCTTTCCTTTCATTTGTTTGTTTGTTTATTCATTATAAGTTTCTAATCAATGGTCTAAAAACAACCTCATCTTTATTATTAATAAGCTCAATATCATTTAGTTTATCATCTTCATTTATTTCAACTTTTTTCCATTGATCCTTATCATTGTATCTGCAATCGTGAGCTTTCCACCTTGCGTCTTCTTCATTTTTGGCTTTTACATTCATTTCATAATGTACCCAAAAAGTTCTTATTCCTGTAAATTTATAGTTTTTCATTTGTTCCTTTCTGTTGTTTGTTATTCGCTACCAGAAATTATTATTTCTGGTTCATTTTGTCCACTTGATGGTTCTCTTATTTCAACATCAGTAAACCAAAAATTTTCAGTAAACCCTTTGTCAATTAAAGCGTCTACTGAAACTCTTACATCTGTTTTAAGATGTCTTTTTGGTATTGAGTTTAAGTCTTTTAGTAGTTTTTCTAGTGTCATTTGTTCCTTCCTTTTATTTGTTTATTATATTTAGTTTATATTTGTCCACCATAAGCCATAATATAATTCTTTTTTTTAGTT